CACTCACTAAATCATTTAACAATGCAATCAAGAGAGCTAGAATGTCAGATGAAGAAAGATATCTTTCTGACTCAACTGACCTTGTAGACCTTGAAGGTCGTCAAAAGCGGATCATGTATGGTCAAGCTCCATATCAAATCAATGGTCGTCATTGGTTAGATATCCAACAATATCAGTAAAGTTAAAGAAGGGTGGTTTTTGCCACCCTTTTTTCTTGACACAAAGTAAAATCTCCTATATAATGATCCTTCATACTTAAAGAGGGCAGTGATGCAATTTTACACATCAGTCAATCGTCTAGGCAACTCCATTCTTGTGCGGGGTTATAAAGACGGTGTAAAGACTCAAGAACGCATTAAGTTCAAACCAACATACTATGTTCCTACTAAAGAACCTACTGAATGGAAATCCCTGCGTGGAAACCCTGTCGCACCAGTCACCTTTGCCGATGCCAAAGAAGCCCGTGAGTTTAATAAACAATATAAGGGCATGGATAATTTTGAGGTGGTGGGCAATACAAATCATGTTGCTCAGTACGTTTACGATGTATATCCTGACAAGATTAGATTTGACCGTGAAACTATCAACACGACCACAATTGATATTGAAGTGGCGTCTGATGACGGATTCCCTAAACCAGAGTTTGCTGAGTATCCTGTCATTACAATCTCTTGCAAAAATAACATTGATGACCTTTATCATGTATGGGGCATGGGTGAGTATACACCTGACCGCAACAATGTTGTCTACTATGAGTGCGCAGATGAAGCAGAACTACTTCTTTCTTTTCTTGCTCACTGGCATAACCCTTCTAACTGTCCCGATGTAGTTACAGGTTGGAACACTACCTTCTTTGATATTCCCTACCTGATTAATCGTGTTACTAAAGTTCTGGGTGATGATAAAGCAAAGATGATGTCTCCTTGGAAACATATCCGAGAACGCATTGTAAGAGACCAACACCAGAACGAAAACCAAACCTATGAAATCACTGGCATTCAGCAGCTGGACTATCAAGACCTGTTCAAGAAGTTTGCCTATACCTATGGCAAGCAAGAGTCCTATAAACTTGACCACATTGCCTATGTTGTTCTAGGTGAGAACAAACTCTCCTATGATGAGTATGGTTCCCTGCACGGTCTTTACAAGTCTGACTTCAAGAAGTTTGTGGACTACAACATCAAAGATGTAGAACTAGTTGCACGACTAGAAGACAAACTTGGTTTGATTACATTGGCAATGACTATGGCCTACAAGGCAGGGTCTAACTTTGTTGATACACTTGGCACTACAGGTATCTGGGAGACAATCATCTACCGTCACCTTATGTCTAATAAGATTGTGCCGCATCTCAAACGTGACAAAGAAAAGAGTAAGTATCCCGGTGCATATGTCAAGGAACCTGTTCCCGGCATGTATGAGTGGGTAACTTCCTTTGACCTTGCATCTCTGTATCCTAACATTATTGTGCAATGGAATATGTCACCAGAAACTATTATGGATGGTGTATTCAAGTCTGGTGTTACTGTAGAGTCTGTGCTTGCTGGTGTTGATGTAGACTGTGATGCTAATCAAACTATTGCTGCTAATGGTATTGCTTTTCGCACAGATGAAGTCGGACAAATCCCCAAGATTATTAAAGACTATTACACAGAACGTAAAGTTATCAAGAAGAAGCAACTTGAAGCAGAAAAGTTTGTAGAAGAAAACGGCAAGACCTACCAGCTTACCAAAGATATTGGTCAGTTAGAGAATGAACAGATGTCCATTAAGATTCTGCTCAACTCCCTCTATGGTGCTATGGGCAACCAATGGTTCAACTACTTTGACCAACGCATTGCAGAAGCAATCACCTATAGTGGCAAGTTGACTATCCTATGGGCAGAACGTGCAATGAATGCTGCTATGTGTAAACTGGTAGAGAAAGATGATGACTATGTGATTGCTATTGATACAGACTCACTCTATGTTAATATGAAACCATTAGTAGATAAGTTTGCCCCTAAGAGTCCTGTAGACTTCCTAGACAAGACTGGTGCTGAATACTTTGAGAAGATGCTGAACGTCGAATATCAAAATATGTTTGAGAAACTAAACTGCATCGAAAACCGTATGGATATGGAACGTGAAGTTATTGCTGACCGTGGTGTCTGGACTGCTAAGAAACGTTACATCCTAAATGTTCTGGACAAAGAAGGTGTGCGGTATGCTGAACCTAAACTAAAGATCATGGGCATTGAAGCAATCAAATCTTCTACTCCACAGGTGGTCCGTGACAAGTTCAAGCAATCCTTTAAGATCATCATGGAAGGGGACGAGGAACGCACACAGAGGTTCATACAGCAGTTTAAAGATGAATTTGGTAGTCTACCACCCGAAGATATTTCTTTCCCCCGTGGTGTCTCTAATCTAACCAAATGGATAGATAAGAATACTGTTTACAAGAAAGGCACTCCTATTCATGTGCGTGGTGCAATCCTCTTCAACAATCGTGTAAAAGATTTAAAGCTTGACAAACAGTATGAAATGATTAAGAATGGTGAGAAGATTAAGTTCACCTACTTGAAGCAACCTAACCCTATCAAAGAAAATATCATATCCTATCCGGTCATGCTTCCTAAAGAGATGAACCTGCATGATTACATTGACTATGACAAACAGTTTGAAAAGACTTTCCTAGAACCTCTGCGTGTCATCCTTGATGCTGTAGGCTGGGAGACTGAGAAGACTGTAACACTAGAGGACTTTTTTGCATGAAACTGATGCTTGGTAATTGCCTTGATAAACTCAAGGAACTTGATGACAATTCAGTAGACTCTATTGTGACAGACCCACCCTACGGTCTGTCATTCATGGGTAAGAAGTGGGACTATGATGTTCCTGCTGTAAATATTTGGGAAGAATGCTTTCGTGTTCTCAAACCCGGTGGACATTTGCTTGCCTTTGCTGGCACTCGTACACAACACAGAATGGCCGTGAATATTGAAGATGCAGGATTTGAAATCCGTGACATGATTGCATGGGTCTATGGTAGTGGATTTCCTAAGTCTCACAATATCAGTAAGGCTATTGATAAGATGGCTGGTGCTGAACGTGAGGTTATATCAGAACAGAAAACAAACTCTGGTGGAATGGCACATATCAGCAAAACAAATGCTGAACATGGATTTAGACCAAATGCATATACAGGCAATTCTGCTGATAAAACTGCACAAAACGTAATTCAAGTAACCGCCCCCGCCACACCTGAAGCACAACATTGGGACGGCTGGGGAACTGCCCTAAAACCTGCCCTTGAACCTATCACTGTTGCTCGTAAACCTATTGCAGAAAAATCTATTGCAGAGAATGTTCTGAAGTATGGCACTGGTGCTATCAATATTGATGAGAGTCGTGTGGAAGGGCAACCGGAACCAACTAGATTTGACCCTAAAAAACACAGTCATGAAGGATGGAGAATGACAGCGACGGGTGAAGAAAGTGCAGCAAATGCTTCACCTAAAGGTCGTTTCCCCGCCAACCTAATCCATGATGGTTCAGATGAAGTAGTGGAGTTAGCCAGGGAGTCAGCACGTTTTTTCTACTGCGCCAAGGCGTCTAAGAAAGACCGTGATGAGGGTCTAGATCATATGGAAGAACAGCAGTTCGTTCAGTGGCAGACAGGTAATGGCGCAAGTGGTAAACCATCTTCTATGTCTGAAGGACGTGACACAAAGCGCAAGAATACTCACCCTACTGTGAAACCTACTGACCTTATGAAGTATCTGGTTCGTATGGTAACACCAAAAGGTGGTGTAGTTCTTGATCCGTTTATGGGGTCTGGCTCTACAGGCAAAGCAGCCAAGTTAGAAGGTTTTGACTTTATTGGTATTGAAATGGATGAAGAGTATTTTTTGCTTGCAAAATCCCGAATTGATGGTATAATGGTAGAGTCAACATTAGAGGACTTTTTTGCATGAAGAAATGGAAGACCCCACTACGTTATCCCGGTGGTAAATCTAAAGCAATGAATAAGTTGTTTGTGGATCAGAACATGCCTGTAGATCATATCGCAGAGTATCGTGAACCTTTCTTGGGTGGGGGTAGTCCTGCTATTGCCTTTACCAAGATGTATCCTGATACACCTGTATGGGTTAATGACAAATACTATAACCTCTACTGTTTCTGGAAGATGCTTCAGGAGCAAGGTGACAAACTGTATGCTACTGTAATGGATATGCGTAAAGAGTATGATACAGAAGAAACAGCAAAGACAATGTTTGATCGTATCCGTAAAGATATTGATGAGCAGGATGATATGTTTGAGATTGCATGGCGCATGTATATCATCAATAAATGTTCTTTCTCTGGTCTGACTGAAAGTTCTACTTTCTCAAAACTTGCGTCTATTCGCAATTGGACAGAAACAAATATGCAGTCTTTACCATACTTTTCTAGATTGATTCAGCACTGGAAGATTACCAATCTGGATTACTCTGAACTGTTGACCAACGATAAGAATACTTTTGTGTTCCTTGATCCACCTTATGACCTAAAGAAAGACTACACTCTTGCTGGTAGTGATGGCGAGTCTTTGTATGGTAAGAAAGGTTCTATGCACAAAGGTTTCAATCATGTGGAGTTTGCTGACAAGCTAAATCAACATGAATCTATGATGATGGTCACTTATAATTCAAATGAGAATATTAGAAAACTCTTTGAGGGATGGAGACAAACAGAATGGGACTTGACGTATTCTATGAATAATGGTAGTAAAGCATATCAAGAAGCACAAAAAGACCGCAAAGAACTATTGTGTATTAATTATGAAACTTATAAAGCAGGAGTGCTATTTTAATGATGCCCGTAACTAACTTTGAAAAAGTAATTCAGTTTATGAACACCTATAACCAAGAGGTGAAACGCAAAGCAGAATTCCCTGATGCTACGACTACACACTTGCGAGTAGATTTGATTGAAGAAGAACTGAATGAATTAAAAGAAGCAATTGCTAATGATGACTTGGTAGAAGTTGCTGATGCTCTTGCTGACCTTCTCTATGTTGTCTATGGTGCAGGTGCTGCATTTGGTATCAACCTAGATGCATGTTTCCATGAAGTTCACTCTAGCAATATGTCTAAACTTGGTGAGGATGGTAAACCAATCTATCGTGAAGATGGTAAGGTAATGAAAGGTCCAAACTTCCGTGAACCTGCTTTGAGGGATATCTTGACATGAAGATTATTGCAGGACCATGCCAGCTAGAAGAAAACTCTTTTGAAGTTGCCAAGTATTGTCAACGCATTGCAGAAGATCATGGTATGGAATATTACTTTAAGGCA